CCGAAGTTGTTAAAGTATCTTAAAAAAGAAGCACACTTTAGCCCATTCGAAATGGCAAGTGCTTGTATTGAAATTGAGACTACGAGAGACATTGCTCGCCAGATTCTGCGTCATCGCTCTTTTAGTTTTCAGGAGTTTAGTCAACGCTATGCAGACCCTACTCAAGCATTAGATTTCTCTACGAGAGAAGCTAGACTTCAAGACCCACGTAACCGACAGAATAGTATTCCTGCGGAGAATGATGGACTAGAAATTGCTTGGCATACTAAACAGAGAGAAGTAATCGATGCCTCTACTGAAGCCTACAAGTGGGCTATACGTATGGGTATTGCGAAAGAACAGGCGAGAGCAGTATTACCGGAGGGTAACACGCATTCTCGACTGTATATGAATGGTACACTTCGTTCCTGGATGCACTTCTGCGACCTACGAGGTGGTAACGGCACTCAAAAAGAGTGTTCAGAAATTGCAGTAGCCTGCAAAGAGATTCTCTGCCAAAACGGTGGAGACGTCTGGGGAGACTCATGAAACGTATTAGAAACACAATTTTAACTGTAGCAATTCTAGCTGGATTGTTATATACTAACTGGCAAAGCAGTATGATGCTTGTCAAACACCCTGAAATGTACCAAGGAAATCCTTATTTATGAACGATGTTTGGAACGGAGAGTCAAGAGGAAATAGTGACGTTATGCAACAGCGCATACGAATCTGGCACAGAGATCGCAATTTGATTGATGGTAGCACTGATAAAGATCAGTTCTGTAAGCTCATTCAAGAATGTGGGGAACTGTCAGACAATATGTGCAAAGGCAGAGACATGAAAGACGATATTGGCGATATTATGGTTGTGCTTATTAATATTATGGAACGCAACAACTACTCTATGATGGATTGTCTAGAGACTGCGTGGATTGATATTAAAGATCGCAAAGGAAAGATGGTTGATGGCATCTTTGTAAAGGAAGCAGATTTGTGAAACTTGTTGAGGCATTGAGAAACGGCAATGTCGATATAACGTATGAAAGTTTAAACAGCGGGAAAGAGATAACAAAAACATATACTTTGAAAACTATATTTAAAGTAAATGTTAGTCTCTTATCAAACAAACTTATTGCTTATGATGTAGAAGCAAAAGAATGGGAAGACATAGAAAGGTCTACCATTAGGAAGTGGAGTATAAATGAACAGAGAAGAAGTATTTAACCAGCTAAAGGAGGACGAAGGTGTCAAGTATGAAATCTATAATGACCATCTTGGCCTGGCTACTTTTGGTGTTGGTCATCTTGTTATTGAGAGCGATTCGGAATTTAGTTCGCCCTTGGGTACGTCGGTATCAGAGGAGCGAGTTTGGGAAGCGTTTGAAAAGGATTTGGATACGTCTATTGATGAATGCGAAGTTCTTTTTGGCCCCAAATGGCATGACTTTCCGGGAGAAGTTCAAGAGATTGTGGTAAACATGATGTTCAATATGGGGCGTCCTCGTTTGTCAAAGTTTAAGAACTTCTGCGCTGCACTAGAAGAAGGCGATTGGGCGAAGGCTGCCGTCGAAGGACGAGATTCTCGCTGGCATAAGCAAGTGACGAATCGTGCGGAACGCCTCATGGTAAGACTAGAAAATGTATCTTAAAGTCATACTTCTTCTAGGTGTGGTCGGAGCTGCTGGTGGTGCATATGCGTATCACCAAGTTACTGTTGCGAAATTAGAGAATGCGGTTATTCAGTTAGAAGCTAATAACCGTACTCTTAAAGAGAACAACAACGTACTACAGGTAGCGGCCGAGAACAATGCGACGAAGGTCGCGGAACTAGAGGCTCGAAGAGAAGTACAGCAGGCTCAAGTAACTGAACTTACTGCTGTAACGGCCTCTCTTCAAGCGGAGAAGTCTAATTTTATGAAAGTATTTAAAGACCACAGTCTTACTAGGCTTGCAAGAGCAAGACCTGGCATGATTGAAAAAAGAGTAAATAAAGCCACCGCAGGTATCTTTAGAACAATAGAAGAAGAGTCGAAGGAGGTTGAAAATGAGGACGATTAGTATAGCATCATTACTACTTGTTAGTGGGTGTTCTTGGTTTGGTGGCAAAGACATGCCAGCACCATACGTAATGCCGGAACCTGTTGTAATTACTAAAATAGAGACAGTTCCTATTCGTATCTATCAGCCACCTCTGCCTCGTGAAATAGACATGCTAGATGTTAACTTCTGGATAATAACTGAAGAAAACTATCAGGAGAAACGGGCAGAGATTGAAAAGATGCTTGACGGACAATTTGTAGTATTTGCTCTGACGCCAGACGGATACGAGAAAATGTCCGAGAATCTACAAGAGTTACGCAGATACTTTAAAGAAACAAAAGAAATCATTTTATACTATAAAAAGGCTACTACTTATGAGACTGAAACAGAAGATCAATCAGAGAATGGACAAACTCCAGGAAATGATGGAAAGCAACCAACATCTGAAGGATAAAGAGGCTGCCTATGATCTTACTCTAGAAGTAAGTAAGTTTTGGTCTATACTAGGTGAAGAAGATAAAGAGTATATACAAATGTGTCAAATGGCTATCGAAGAAGAAAAGGAGTGGAATGTATGAGTGCGTGGGAGAAACAAGTTGGTGGAGACCACTATAAGAAGTATGCTATTCAACCTACGGAGTATGCTGAGAAAAATGGACTTACTTTCTCTGAAGGCTGTATAGTAAAATATATTACTCGCTGGCGAGATAAGGGTGGAATTGATGACTTGCGAAAAGTTATTCATTACGCAGAACTCTTAATTGAGTTAGAGATACAAGCAAACAAACAGGTATAAAGTTATTGACACAACAACCTTTATCCCATATAATATGCACATCTTAAAAGAAACAAAGGAAAAATATAAAATGTCAGTAAAATTCAAGCCTAATGAAATTGTTGTGGATCGAGCTACGAAAGTAAAGACAAAGAAAGTATTCCCAATTGCGGGCGTGAAAACCTCTGAACTTGTGGAACTGTGCACAAAGCCTGACTCTGATTTACGTCGGGGTGAGAAGAAAACTCGTGCGAAGGCACGAAACGAATTAACCAAGCGAGGAGTAGCACTATGAGAAACTTTGGTTTCAGAATGAGTGACCGTGATTGTAATGATGAATCTATCTCTTTTGATTTTGATAGTAATAATGAATTTGATATTAAACATAAGCTGCGTAAATTTTTCAAGGCTTGTGACATGAACATGAATGATACTCTAGTAGAAGATCTATTTGAGCTGCGTTCAATGGTGGGTATTAAATTAGAACAGGTTAGCGACCAAGGCACTGATCCCGTCGCAGAGGAAGAGCTTTATGATTTACAGGAAGCTTTTGATAGGGTAATACATTATGTCGAACATCAATTATAGATTGCTTCAACAGGCAATGACCGAACTAAACGCAGACGGCAACGATGAACGTGGTCGTGATGGAGAAGACTTGAGAATAACGTCTGACGGGTATGTGAATACAGCCCCGTCGGGCGAACTCCCAAAGTGGAAAAAGGTGGTAGCTCCCGGTCATCACGCTGGTGTTACAGAGGAGCAATGGGCAGAAGTACTAAAAGGGCTACATGGAGAATGAAAGAAACTTTTATACGAAGCTACCCAAAGGCTTTTTCCGACGAATTTTGTGATTCCATTATTGATCATTTTAATTGGCGTGAAGAGAACGGACAAACGTGGGATAGAAAGAAAGAAGCTAACAATTTAGTGAAATCAGACTCTGCGTGTCTATTAAATCCAACCAGTAGTATTGATTTTGGTTGGGAACAGATTAATTTCTTATTAAAAGAATTTAATGAGTTGTTTTGGTCTAATTACTATGCTTCTTATTGTGAGGAGTTTAGTACTTTGTCCAATTTTAGTAATCACACAATTTTTAGTTACAAAGTACAAAAAACTGTTCCTGGCGGAGGTTATCATGTATGGCACGCAGAATCAGATTGTTTAGCTCACTCTCGTAGATTAGGCGTATATACTGTATACTTAAATGATGTACAGGAAGGGGGAGAGACTGAATTTCTCTATCAGAATTTACGAGTTCCTGCAGAGAAAGGTACTCTTTGTATTTTCCCCTCTTCTTATACGCACACACATAGAGGCAATCCTCCTCTGTCTAATACTAAATACATTATGACTGGCTGGATAGAGTTTTCTTAGGAGAAACTTAATATGACTAATTTTTATTCCCCGTATGGGGAGGAAGTTGTTTCTGAAGATATACCAGAAGCAGAATCAGAGCTGCACAAAAACTATCTATGGAACAGAACTTATGCTAATACGATTCCTGGAATGTATCTACAGCATATAAAATGGAGGTCTGGCTCTTCTACGTTTGTTAACGCAGGGGAGGATGCCCCAACCGACTCCTTTACGATGAAAGTACAAAAAACTAAAGAAAGGGGAGATATTAGTCTCTCTAAAGCTTATAGTAGTAATTTACCAACGGAAGGTGTTCTACCTAACTGGAATCATTCTTTTGCTAGACCTATAGAAGATTACGAATTGTTTATAACTAATCAGTCTTCCTCTGTTGTAGAGGGGGAAGCAACCACTACTTTTATGTTCCCTGACGGAAGTACAGAGGACATGGTAACAGGTCTAGGCTATACTGATATAGGTAGCGATTTCTATGCTAGAAAAAGTGGATTACCTCATGCGTGGCGAGTTACTAATACTGACACTACTACTATCTGTATGCAATCTCGACAAGATGCCCCTGTTTTTAGTAAGTCAGAAATTTTAAGATTAACGGCAGGTAATCAATACTCTACTAGTATTTTAAGTGGAGCTACTAAAGGATTTTTATATGTAGCTACAGGATTACTTTCAGACCTTAGGGGAGGTTATATTCGTAGGTTTGAGTGGAGAGAGTATGACCCTACTGTACCCTATAGATTTAATGTTGAAAATGATTGTGTAGTTGCATGTATAGGAGTGTCTTAAGTGTTTTGTAGACAGATGCAGATATTTGATAATTTTTATGATGACCCTGACCAAGTTAGAATAAATGTTTTAGGTAGGAACGACTGGGGTAGTTATGGCAACTATCCAGGTATTCGCACAGGAAAAGAAAGTTATCAACAATCTTTATTCTTACGAAACTTTTTTGAAGACATTATGGGAATGCGAATAAATGACTGGAATACAGGTGCCAACACTTGTTTTCAAAATACTTATTGTTGGGATGATACATGGATACACTCTGATCAGACAGACTGGGCTGGAATTATTTATTTAACTCCAGATGCCCCAGTAGAGTCAGGAACAGGATTCTTTAGGCATAAAAAAACAGGTTTTGATAGTGCTCAACAAGGCCGTATTAATGAAAAAGAGGGCTACAACTTAGATAATTGGGATAAAACAGCAGAAGTCGGTAATATCTACAATAGATTAGTAATTTACAATGCTAAACTTTACCATAGAAGCATGCTACCTGGCTTCGGAAATAGTATAGAATCGGGAAGGCTAACACAGACTTTCTTTTTTAATGAAAATATGGTTTGGTAAAAATAATTCTTGACAATAATCCTATTTGCCCGTATAATTATATTTCAAAAGAGGGGAAACTATGATAATTTCAGGAAGTATTGACTATTCTTACTCAGGTAGGAAGCGTAGTGTGAAAAGGACTCGGAAGACCGAACCAGTGTTTCGCCCCGCTTCCAAACCTTTGCTAGTAGGTAGGGAGGACAAATATTATCCTTCCGCTCCTATGACAAAATACAAAACACCAATAGATGTTTCGTACAAGCGGGAAGAAAGTAAGAACTATACCGTGGCAATCGCCTACAATAAAGGTGGTTACATGGTAATTGGAAAAGATAACATTAAGGATATTGGAAAGTGATTCACT